GATTGCAGCTTTAAATCTTGATTTGTATCATATTGATACGAACATCGTTATGAAGGTGTGGGATATGATTCCATATGAAGATTGGATTAATGGCGAATACAATATGGCATACGAGGATAGGTTTGAAAAGGTAAAGGAATTGTGCAAGCACTGGATGAATAATGGATCAATTCTCCCTGTTGAATCGCAAGATGTCCAAGACGAAGAAGAATTCAGAAAGACAACAAGAGCATACATTAAAGAAGGAAAGGAAGGATCGGTTCTAAAGAACAAGACATCATTTTTCAAAGATGGAACATGTCGAGAACAAATCAAAGGTAAGGCCAAGAGAGATACAGATTTAAGATGTATTGGATGGGAGAAGGGAAAGAGTGGATCAACATTTGAAAATGGTATTGGTAGTCTAATCCTCGAATCATCAGACAAAAAGTTGAAGGTCAATGTAGGAACAGGATTTGCAAGATCTCAAAGAGGGCTTGAACCAATTGATACAAATAATATTGCAAAAGGATTGCAAGCCATTGAAGACTTTGACTTCGATCAGTATACAGGTAAGATTATCGAAGTTGAATATAACGAACTTATTGAAACAAAGTCCAACAGAGAGACGTACAGTCTATTCCTTCCAGTATTTGTTGAAGTTCGAAACGACAAGGATGAAGCAGATGGATTAACAAAGATTCAGGAGGATAATTAAAATGAAAGAAGAAATCAACATCCTCAAAGAACACCTCAAGAAGTTTGACAAACAATAATTAACGCTTTCTTTAACTATTTAGAGTGTATCATAATAGTTATGGAGAAGTGTATCTATGTCATATCCTGAATTTTCTCCTGCTTCTCAAATAAGCAGCACAGTACTACCAGAGACAGGAAGCGAAGGAAGTGTCCTTGCAGCCTTGCCATTTGGTATCTATCAATCAACTGCATTCCTTTCTGGAGCAGCAGATCAAGTAACATATGTGTATCGAAGATTAGGAGGAGACGTTCTTGATCTTGAGATTACAGAAGATAATGTGTATTCAGCATATGAAGAAGCTTGTCTTGAATATTCATATCTAATCAACATCCATCAAGCCAAAAACGTATTAGGTGATGTATTAGGTTCGACAACGGGTTCTTTCGATCAGGATGGGAACATTATCGATGGAGCACAGAATGTTGAATCAATGTACCCTAAATTTGGATATGCCTATTCAAGAAAGGTATCTGATGCTGTAGGATCTGCAATGGCTATTGGAGGCTCAGAACCCGTCTATTCTGCATCTTTCGTGATCAAAGAACACCAGCAAGATTATGACCTACAAGAGATCATTAGTACATCAGTTGAACACTCTGGAGCAGTAGGAAACAATAGGGTTCTCATTAAAAGAGTGTTTTACAAGACTCCCCATAGTATGTGGAGATTCTATGGTTATTATGGTGGACTCAATGTCGTAGGTAACTTGCAGAACTATGGGCAGTGGGCAGATGATAGCTCATTCCAGGTTATCCCAGCTTGGCAGAACAAGATGCAGGCAGGAGCATTTGAAGATCACCTATATACAAGAACATCTCACTACTCATTTCAGGTAAGAAATAACAAGTTGAGAATTTTCCCTGCTCCTACATTTGCAGATCCTCACAACTTCTGGGTCGAATTCATGGTTGATGGAGATGCTTGGGATGAAGACCCAAACAATCCAACTGGGGTTACTGGGGTAAACAACATGAACACCATTCCTTTTGAAAATGTACCTTACGAAAGTATTAACTCTATTGGTAAACAGTGGATCAGAAGGTTTGGGTTGGCCTTGATTAAGGAAACGTTAGGACAAGTTAGAGGAAAGTTCACATCTGGTATCCCATTCCCTAATGGTAACGTAACATTGAATGCGTCAGAACTATTGACACAAGCCAAAGATGAACAAGAGAAGTTACGAGAAGAACTAAAAACAATCCTTGATGAATTGACGTATGCCAAATTGGCAGAGCGTGATGCCACAATTATGGATAACACATTAAAGGTAAATGAAAAGATCCCTCTCTTCATCTTCCGAGGATAAAAAAATATGAATAAAGAAACAATCAAAAATCTAATTTTAAATGAACATCAAAAGTTTCTTAGAGAGGCAACCACTGGGAAAGGTCGTTATGGAGAAGATATCACCATTTCAGACATGTATTCTGATGAATTGATGCGCTTTTTGGATGATGAATATGATGAAGAAGAAATGACAGATTGGATGATTTTGAATAATCGAGCTACAGATATGAATTTGCTGTGGAATTTGGCAATGAAGACTCCAAACGTTGATACTTTAGTTTCTATTATCCGAAGCAACAAGATGTCAGACGATATGTTGGAAGAGTTGAGAGTAGAGCTTTCGAAAGAAGATTACACAACACAAGATGCCCAAAGATTAAGTGAAGAATTCACAGAACGTTTGGGAGAAGAATTCCAAGTAGGGGATGCAGTATCTTATTATGATCACAGAAGACAAAGAACAATAAGAGGAACAATTGACGATATTCGAGGAGATAGGGCATTTATTCAAGAGCCAAATAGAGAAATGTTAAGTAACAGACCTTTTAGCGACTTGAGAAAGGTAAGGGAAATTTCTGCATCCGGCAGGATAGAAAGAGAAGATCTCGAAAGACTGCCAACAGAAGAATTCCAAGTAGGGGATGAAGTGGAATACACTACACAAGTTGGAACGAGACAAGAGAAAGAACGAGGCGTGATTAGTGATACCTACAATACTTACAATGATAACGCTATTTATACTATATCTCTTTCTAGAGGAAGAAGTGCAGAGGTAAGAAGAAATGAAATTACATTAGTAAATAAAAAACCACCAATCCCAACCCAAGTCCTACAAACCGGAGATCGTGTATCTGTCAAATCAATGATGGGAGACAAAGAAGGACACATTATTGCAAAGCATGGCGACAAGTACAGCATTCAAATAGGACCAGACCATATCCTAAAAGGTGTGACATTGGATAGAATCAAAGTATTGCAAGCAAAGGCGAATATGCCAAAATCTGCCAAGTCAGATGAAGAAGTCCGAATGTCAATGATGGATTTTGATGATGAACCCGAGACAGAAAAAAATAAAGATGATGATGGAACAAGATTTGGTAGACTTGAACTTGATGAGGGCATTATTAAAAATTGGAAAGAAAATTTAAGAAAGGCCAAAGATCCAAACACATCACCTGACGAGTTGATAGAGCTGTCAAAAAACATTAGACCTGCAGTGAAAATGGCAGTTGCCGCAAATTCAAATACTCCAAGTTCTACACTGAAAGATTTGGCAAAAAGTAAACTAGGCAAAGTACAAGCTTTGGCGATCTTAAATCCAAATATCGAGGTTAGAGATATTCATATAGTTTTGGAGGAACTTGGAGTCAGTACTTCAACAAGATTAATTAGATTACTTCGCAGAAAGTATGGTCGTCGTTGGGAGACCATAGAACGAATTGGAAAGTTTGAAGTAGGAGATAATGTATCATTCTTGTGGACAGGTAGAGTTGATCCTCGGATATACGGAGTAATTGGAAGAGTTGAAGGAGAACGGGGTTATGGTACTGACAGTTATTGGATTGGTATTCCAAGAAGCCAACAAGAAAGGGATACAACTCCAACGGGGACGTGGGTTGACGGCTCAGAACTTCGTCTTGAAACGGGGACATCTTCAGAAATGGCCCAAGGAAGGGTTCGTCAAGGAAGTATAATTGAATTTGATGTATCTGGAGATACCTATATTGGGAGAGTTATTGGAATAGGCAGTGATGGGATGATTGTGGTTGATGTCGCAAATCATGAAGAAAATATGCGTATATCAAGAGAAAGTGTTGTAAGCATATCTAATCCTTCTTCGACAACTCTTCGGCCAGGAATAGAAGATGATTTTGAAAGAGAATTGGAAAATGTTGTAGATAGATACAGAGCTTCTCTTGCAAGTAAAGAGCTAGCCCCTAAACAAGGTGATCGCGTTGAATTCAAGGACTCCTTTGGTATTGCAACTATTGGCAAGATCCAGACAATTCATGACAATGATACCTACACCGTTGGAGTGAAAGGTGGAACGAAGCAAGTTGCCAAATCAAAGATTACAAAGATCCTCGACAAGAAGAAAGAGAAAACAGATCAAAGAGATGACACCCAATCAAGATTTGATATGTTAGATTTTGATGGTGGCAATACAACAAGTACCCGAGACAAAGAAACAAAAGAAAGGAGATTCAATATGTTAGATTTAGATGAAGCTCGAAAATTTATTAACGATCTTGTAAAAGAAGAATTGGAGAATGTTCAATCAACTACTCCAAAAGTAGGAGATGAAGTAACCGTTTCTTTCCAAAGAAGGGAAGATGAGCATGGCATCATTATTGCACAAAACCGAGAGCAAACCAGATTCAATGTCAAGATTGGTAAGGCACAAGTCATTAAAGGACTACCAGCAGAAAGATTAATTATTACAAAGGTTGGACCATCCCCAGAAGATAAGGATGGTAAACGAAGATTCAACATGATGGACCTTGACGATAAGGGTGTTGAAGTTGTTAACAATAGAGGCAGAGATGACGATCATTCAAGATTCAATCGACTTGAACTTGACGAGGCAAAAGAAATGATCAAGAAGTTAGTTATTCGAGAAGGGAAAGAGAGAAAGTAAATAATGACAAACGAATGGCAACAACCCCCAAACCGCCCACCAGCCCTATTCGCAGGGGACAAGGAAAGAGATTTAACTCATCAAGTAGGAAATGAGCTTATAGAAAGAGTAATGGGTACAGAAGTATTCTATTACCCTATCTCAAGAGAGTTGACAAACTACCATTCACTATATGGAGAAGCAATAACAAAAACATTCCTTCCAGCTATTAGAGTATATGCAGTAATTGCATGGGAAGGATACAAAACAGAGACGACAGAATTAGGTATTGATAAGAGACCATCAATTAAAATACATTTTCATCATAGAAGGTTGACAACAGATCAAGATTTGAATGTGACAGTTGGAGATTTTGTAAAGTACGGAGATAGCTATTTTGAGATCACAGAATTAAACGAACCTACTCCCGTCTTTGGTCATATTGAACACCAAGTAGAAATTGAAGCGATGTGTATCAAGGCAAGAAAAGGATTATTTCAAGGGCATGACGAATAATGGCAAACGATAATTCAACAATACCATTCCAAGCATCAACCTTGGAAACAATTGATGAAGGATTTTTCAACTGGGTTGACAAAGACCTTGATCTGTTTTGTGATACCAATACCGGATGGAAGAAGTCTCCCGTATTTTGGGTAGGAGCAGAACGATCATTCCAATCCAAAGATGACAAGGAGAGGTTTGACGACACTGGAGCATTGATCTTCCCTGCAATTACTATTGAGAGAAAGAGTATAAACAAAAATCCAAACAGTAAAGGATCTGCATGGGCAAACGTACCACCAGTAGGGGATCTCAAGGGTGGTAGCATCTCGATAACAAGAAGATTAAAACAAGACAAGACTGCCAATTACACAAATACACTTTCAAAGAGAAAGACAGGACAAGAGAACTTCCCAAAGATTACCAACAAGATGGTATATGAAACTATCACAATCCCAATGCCAGTTTATATTGACATCAATTATGAAGTAACATTGAGAACAGAATACCAACAACAGATGAATACATTGATGTCTCCATTTATAACAAAGCCTGGAGGAATTAACTACATTACCTTCGAGAATGAGAATCACAGATACGAGGCATTTATTCAAGAAGATTTTGCACAATCTAACAACGTCGATTCAATGGGAAATGAAGAAAGAAAGTATATCACAAAGATTACAGTTAAGGTCTTAGGATACATCTATTCCGAGGACAAAAATGAAGAACAACCAAAGATTGTAAGAAGAGAATCTATCGTAGAAGTAAAGATCCCAAGAGAAAGAGCACTAACCCAAGAAGAACAAGACTATATCACCCTAAATTCATAGTATAAAAACAACTTTACATTTTTAAGAACTATTTAATATAAAAGTCGTAGTATGTTTGAATAAAGGAGATCTATCAACATGTCAGTAAAGCAATTTAAATTTGTATCACCAGGAGTTTTCCTAAACGAAATTGATAATTCACAACTTCCAAATGTAGGGGATGAAATTGGGCCACTAGTAATTGGTCGATTTAAGAAAGGCCCTTCAATGCAGCCAGTTCTTATTGAAGATACTGACAAGCTTGAGCAGACATTTGGATTGCCAGATCCTGGATTATCATCTGGGGATGCTTGGCGAGATGGTACCTATACTAGTCCAACATATGGCGGATATGCTGCATATTCATGGTTAAAAAATTCAAATGTGCCTATCACTGTTGTTCGTTTGTTGGGTGAGCAGAATGATGATGCAACAAGCGACATTGGAGAGGCTGGCTGGAATGCTGGGCAGATTACAGAAGAGAACTATGGTGGAGCATATGGTCTCTTTGTTTTCCCATCTTCAAGTTCTGCAACAAATATTACTGGAGCTTTGGCTGCAACTTGGTACTTCCCAAACGAAATGAGTGGTGGAATCATGTTGTCTGGGACAATCGCTGGGGCAATTACCGAAACGACTGCGAGTAATGCACTACTTTTCGAGTCGGCAAATCAAGCACTTACTGTAGTAATGTCATCTGGGTCTACATTGCTAGATGCAAAGAAGATTACTTTTGATATGGATACTGTCCGTGACAAGTTTAACATGGATCCAACATTGACAAATACTTCTGTCACGCTGGCGGCAGATCAAAAAACCTACTGGTTAGGCGAAACTTACGAAAGAGCTGCAAAAGAAATTATTGGTACTGGTGAATATTGGGGAATGATTGTAGGATTAGAAGATTCGGCAGGAACTGTAGAGAAGTCAAATTACAATATGTCTCGTCAAGTTGCGAAGACTGGTTGGTTCTTCTCCCAGGATGTTGGAACAGCTACATCATTCGTTCCTTCCGCGATGCAAAAGTTGTTTAGATTGCACACTCTAGATTCTGGAGAGCACGATCAGAGAAATTATAAAGTTACAATTCAAGACATTAAAGCAGCAAAGGTAACTGGTGATTATGGTACTTTTACCATTCAAATCAGAGACATTAGGGACTTGGACAGTAAAAAGAACATCGTTGAGCGTTATTCAAACTGTAGTCTTAACCCTGCTGCAGATAACTATATTGCAAAGAAGATTGGAGATCAATATTACGAATGGGATTCAACACGAAATGTTCTGTTAGAGAAGGGAACTTTTGAAAATAAATCAAGGTTGGTAAGGGTTGAAGTAGATACGGTTGTTGCATCTGGTCGTGCCAATAAGGTATTTTTACCATTCGGTGTGTACGGCCCAGAAAAGATTAAAGATACAGTCATTACAGAAGCTGTTGTGACCCCAGATACGTTGGTTGTTGGTAGTGGTTCGATTTATAAAGATTTGGTAAACTGGGAAGAGGGAACAAACGAATTCTCAAGTTCTTTTGCAACAGATTTTACATCAAGCTTGCAGTTCCCTTCAATTCCGCTTGTTGAGTCAAACCACCCTTATGGTGGCACCTTGAAGGAAGATATGCACTTTGGAGTCGATCTTCTTAAGAGCGGAAGCTTGACAGCATTTGAAGGAAGTGTTGTTGATCTTGTAAGATCACTTCCCGCAGACGGGGCAAATCCAGGAAGTCCAATTGATTCTACCTTTACAGAGCAGTCTTGGTACTTCACTCTTGACGATATTGCGTCAGGGTCTGTATCTGCAAATTATGATTATACTTCTGGTAGCCGAGCAGCAGAAAGATCAGTAACAGCCATTAGTGGATGGTCAAACTTCTTGAACAACACCACAGGATTGAATAGATTTACTACAGTTCTCTATGGTGGGTTTGACGGTCTTGACATCACAGAGCGAGAGCCATTGGTGAACAACACACTATTGTCAGGGAAGACCGAACTAACAAGTTATTCTTTTAACACAATCAAGAGAGCGATTAGAATTGTTGAAGATGCCGAGGTTGTTGAATACAATGTATTGACCGTTCCTGGCTTAACAAACGCATCATTGACCGATCAAGTCTTGGATACTTGTGAGACAAGGGCGGACGCTTTGGCAATTGTTGACCTGCCATACGAATATACTCCAGAAACAGAAACTACAGATAACGAAGATACTCGTATCGGTAGTGTTAAAGATACTGTTGACGATGTGAAAGATAGAAACATCAATACAAGTTATGGAAGTTCTTACTACCCTTGGGTAATGATTTCTGACCATCTTAATGGAAGTGTCAACCTTTGGGTACCACCTTCAATTGTTGCTCTTGGAACATTTGCATCAAGTGATTCGGAGAAGGATGGAGCAGTTTGGTTTGCCCCTGCAGGATTTAATAGAGGTGGATTGGATGATGGTTCCTCTGGTTTCAAGGTATTGCAAGTTCGAGATCGAGTATATGTTGCAGACAGAGACAGTCTATACGAGAACAACATTAACCCTATTGCCAAGTTCGCAGGAGAAGGAATTGTAATCATGGGTCAAAAGACCTTGCAAAGAACACCTTCAGCACTTGACAGAATTAATGTTCGAAGAATGCTTCTATACGTTAAGAAGGAAGTATCTCGTATTGCAACAAGTGTTCTGTTCGAGCCAAACTTGGAGAAGACTTGGGCACGATTCCGAGGACCAGTTGAGGCAATGTTGAGCGGTGTAAAGGCAGACTTCGGTTTGGCAGATTACAAAGTAATCCTTGACAAGTCAACAACTACCGAAGACCTTGTTGATAGAAACATCATGTATGCAAAGGTATTGTTGAAACCTGCCTATGCAGTAGAGTTCATTGCAGTTGATTTTGTTGTAACAAACTCTGGAGCATCATTCGCAGACTAAGAAAATAAATAAGATAAAGCATCTATTTATTGTATAAAAGGAGAATAATTAAATGGGCGGTTTTTGGAGCGGAGAAAGAAATAAAGTAGTTGAACCAAAGAGAGCTTTTAGATGGCTAATTAACTTTCCAGGAGATGCCTCGACAGGTATTGAAAGTTGGGTCGCAACAGAAGTAAACAAGCCAGGGTTTGCAATTGGAGAAACTGAGCACGGATTTTTGAATTACAAGTTCAATTATCCAGGGCATATCAAGTGGGATGACGTATCATTAACAATTGTAGATCCAGTCGATACAGATCAGACAGTTCAGTTAGTTGCAATGTTGGAGAAAGCAGGATATAGAGTCCCTCCTTCTCTGATCGATAGTCGCGGTCAAATTAATGTTCAAACCATTTCAAAGAAAGAAGCAACAAATGCGGTTGGGTCAATCACTATTGCCCAATACGGATCTGGAGACACTAAAGTAGAAGAGTGGGAACTTCACAATGCATGGATTAAAGAATGCAAGTTTGGAAAGCTTTCCTACGATTCAGAAGATCTTGTAAAGATTGAACTTGTATTAAAATATGACTGGGCGACTCTTCGAACTGCAGGCGATCACTCTTTGGCCAATATGACAAGTCCACTTAACTAATCAAAACAAACAAAAAAGAGGTATAAATGTCAAACAATAGACGAAACGAGGAACGCATGAAGACGGTTCCACACGACATAGCTATGTCTGCAATGTCGCCAAATCAAGAAAGTAAACCAGCACCATTCTCATTTGTAGTTCCTACTACATTTGTTGACCTTCCATCCAGAGGGAGACATTACACAGAGGGACATCCCTTTCATAATCAAAATCAAGTAGAAATCAGAGAGATGACAGCAAAGGATGAAGATCTGTTAACATCAAAGGCATTAATCAAGAAAGGTGTTGTAATTGATAGATTTGTTCAAAACATTTTAATGGACAAGTCTGTTAACGCAGAAACTCTTTTGATTGGCGATAAGAATGCCATTATTGTTGCAGCAAGAATCGCAGCATACGGTTCAGTTTATGAGGGTTCTGCTGTTTGTCCTTCTTGTGGAGAAACTTTTGATAACTCTTTTGAGTTAGGAGACCTTGAAATTTATGAAGGGAATGACTACGAAGATTATGATATTTCGAAAACAGAGAATAATACATTCATCATCCACATTCCAAAACTAGATGTTGATATTGAAACGAGATTGATCACAGGAAAGGAAGAAAAAAAGTTAGCAAGAATGGCCAAAGGAAAAAAGAAGAATAACCTTCCAGAAGCACCATTGACAGATATGTTAAAACTGATCATCGTATCGGTAGCAGAGAATAGGGATTCATTTTTAATTGATCAGCTTTTGGACGTACTCCCAGCATCAGATTCTAGATATTTAAGAGCAGCATATGCTAAGGTAGTGCCAAATATCGACATGAAGAGAGAAATCGTATGCCCAGAATGTGATGCAGTCAATGAAGTCGAGGTGCAGCTATCTGCTGACTTTTTTTGGCCTAAGCGATAAGTATCAAGAGAACATCTACGAACAGTTCTTTTTCTTAAAATATCATGGTGGTTGGAGTTTCATTGAAGCTTACAACTTGCCAATCGGATTACGTAAGTGGTTTGTTGAGCGTCTAAATACTCAACTTGAAAAAGAGAAAGAAGCCAAAGAAGATAATAAATAACAATCCAATCTAATTATAGTGTACAACATTTAATAATAGGGATAATTATATCATGAACAAGAAGAACCCTCCAATCATCGATCTCGGAATGGCAAAAAGAAACACAACAGATGATAAGCAATTGTTAAATGAGTGGCTTGATGTTTTGGGAGCTTGGATAGAACATATCCTTGGAGGAATGTTTGGTAAATCTTCCTTATCAGGAACAGTCAAAGGAACGCAATCAGAAATTCAAGCTTTTTCTAATGCTCTGGCAGGGGAAAAGAGATATATGGAAGCATACAAAAGGTATGGCCTTGACAATCAGGCGACTTTGAATAACAAATATAAGCTTGAAGATGCAGTACGCAAATTTGAGCAAGAAACAAAATTAAAGTGGCCCTTTAAATAAGGAAACTGTAAGACAATGGCGGATAAGAACTACTCTGAAGAGATTGCAGCAACAAGAGAAATAATCAAACTCGGGAAAGAGAGAACCAAGGTCATGGAAGATATGGTTAGGGTTAGACTGCAAGCTGAAGTTTTGAATAAAGAAATTCTTGATGCCCAATCTGGAGAAATTGAATTAACAGAGGAAGAGATTGGTTTAAAGCAGGATTTATTAGACATTGCTCTTGAAAACATCGAAACACAAAAAACCTCAGTTAAAGCGCAAGAGTCGGCAATCCAAGTTCAAAAAGAAAGAATAAAACTACTAAGATTAGAAGTAGAAGTAGACAAAGAAAAGGAAGAACAATCAAAAAAGACAGAACAAGCTTTAGGAGGATTTGACAAAGTTTTAAAAAGCATCGCCTTAAGATACACATTGGTATCTTCAGATGCATTTAAGAATTCTCTTACTGGTCAGATCGTAGAAATGAAAAAGCTTGGATATACTTCTAAACACCTTTTGAAATCGATGGGTGAAATTTACACTGCCGGGAATATTGGAGCATCAATTTTAAGCAAAGTTAAAGTATCAACAGCGGGATTAGTAGCAGAACTGTTTTCTGCAAGAGAAAGATTCTTTGCAACAACTGGTGCGATGGAAGACTACACATCAGTAATGACAGAATCGTATTATGCGAACTTAGATGTTGGGATGTCGATGGGAGAAACTTCAGAAGCTTTTGCAAAACTATACACAGAGATGAGAACATTTACAGAAGTAAGCGATGAAACGCAAATATCTCTTGTCAAAACTGTTGGAGCACTAACAAAATTGGGAGTATCGAATGCTCCGAAGATGTTGGATGATCTTGTCAAAGCTTTTTACATGACAGAAAGTGCAGCAGAATTGACAATTAGGCAAGTTGCAGGATTGGCAAAAGAACTTAATATCTCAATGGGGAAGATGACAAGCGACTTTGCATCAGCAATGAGTATGATGGCAGCACACGGGGATAAAGGACAAAAAGTATTTGAAGGATTGCAACGAATATTTAAAGCAACAGGAATTGAAATGCAAAACTTGTTGGCAATTGTGGGGCAATTTGACACATTTAAAGGTGCTGCAGAAGTGGCAGGACAATTGAATGCAGTTTTGGGTGGACCTTTGTTGAATGCAATCGATCTCGTTAATGCATCAGAAGAGAAGAGAATTTCAATGTTGAGACAGTCTCTTGATTTGACAAACAAATCGTGGGACTCGCTAGACAAGTATAACAGATTGGCAATTATGAATGCTGCAGGAATTAAAGACATGACTGTTGCAAACAAATTATTTGGACAATCATTTAGCGAATATCGAAAGGCAGTTTCTGGGATGAAAGCTTTGGCAGTAACTCAAGAGCAATTGGCAGATGCAGCAAAGGATGCAACATCATTTTTACAAAAAGTAAAGTTGCTTGGATATCAACTTGCAGTACTTGTTGAGCCAATTGTATCACTTCTTTCCTGGATGGTCGATGGATTGTTGAACGTGTCAAAGGGCATGAAATGGTTTGGAGCAGTTTTGGCAGTTCTTGGCATTGTTTTAATGACGTTCGGAGCAAAAACAGCACTTGCGGCAGGAACAATCAAGCTTCTTGGATTGGCAGGGGCAACTGCAGCGCCTGGATTAATTTCTCTTGGTGTGGCAGGAAAGATGGCATCTCCAGGAGTTGCGTTGTTTGGAGCATCTTTGGCAATTGTTGCATTTAGTGTAGGCTTGATTGTTGGAAGTATTGGATATCTAATTAACAGTTTTGCAAACCTATTCACAAGCATTGGCAATTTATCAGGGGCAAGCTTTTCAGGGGTTGTTGATGGAATCAAAGGAATGGGCAGCGTTCTTGATGAATTACCTATGGATAAGTTGTATGCATTCGATTCTGCGTTAACCAATACAAGAGCAATTGGAGATTCAAGTACAAAGATTGTTGAAGTATTTGACAGTATGACGACAGTTATGCAAGAAGCAAAGAATGCAGAATCAATGAACAATTTGGCAAAAGCACTGAATGGTTTGACAAAGGCACTTGATGGAGGTGGTAGTAATGACACAACATCGGGCTCATCTGGGAAGAATGACACAACATCGGGCTCATCTGGGAAGAAAGTTGTGTTGAAGATTGATGATCGAGTTCTCGGAGAGGTTATTGTTGAGAATGTAAAAGAATTGTTAAATGACACCAACTTGACATTGGCGAGATAAAAATAGGATATAGAAAATGGCATATATAAACGGACCAAAACAAGTCGCAAATGCAAACAATGCTTATGTGTGGTTATATCACGTATCAACAGGAAGGCAAATTAAGTTTATGTCTTGGCTAACTCAATACGAAGATAACTATGAATCAGATTGGAACCAAGAAGAAGTCTTTGGGAGAATGGATCCAATCCAGACATTTAAAGGAACAAAAAGAGTTTTATCATTGGGATGGGATGTTATTGCTGCAGATGTCAAAGAGGCAAAAGAAAATCTCAAATCTTGTGAGGCATTGTTTTCAATGCTATACCCAGTCTACGAAGGAAAGAATGGTGGAGTAGGAAGAATGGTAGCTCCTCCTTTGTTTAAGATCAAATTTCTCAACCTGATCTGTGATTCAGACAAGCCATCTGCCAAAGATGCTCATCGCGGAGGATTATTAGGGACAGTTAAAGGATTTAAATATGATCCTGATGTTGAATCTGGATTCTTTATGACAAATGACAATGGCAACTCTGCCTTCCCTCAAAAGATTAACTTGAGCTTTACATTGACAGTTGCTCACACTCACAAATTGGGATGGGATTCGAAAGACGGTGCCAAAAGAGATAAGGGAAACTTTCCATATGGTTTGAATTCAAAAGATGTAGTATCATTGAAAGATAATTCTTCAATGATTGTTGACAACACTTTGCCAACGATTGAGGAGAATGTTGCAGAGGAGGCAATCTTCGAGAGTGCAGAGGAGGCAATTCTTGATGCTAACGGAAACGCTATGAGTTTAAATTTAAGTTAACAATACGAGGTACAACATGACAAGAACAAGATACGATAACAGACAAAAGATGAGGAACAATGCAGAACAGTATCGTTCTTATTTCGATAAAAGAAATGTAAAACATATCAACCAATATAACACACCAGAATTGTCATATCCATCAAGAGAACAGTTGAGAGACATAACAACAGTTCAGCACATATGGACATCTGGCGATAGTTATTGGAAATTGGCAGCAGAACACTATGGAGATCCCAAGGTGTGGTGGGTTATTGCATTTTACAATCAAAAACCAACAGAGTTCCACGTTCAATTAGGAGAGCAGATAAACATTCCTTATCCTCTAGATAGGATAATAACATTACTTACGATAGGATAACGAGATGGGAACACCAAAGAAATTAGAGAAGAAAAGACTACAACCTCAATGCGTGTTAATGAATGCACCAGAGATCTTCCAAGATAGAAGTGATTTCAACAGAGAAGCTTGGGGAACTTATGAAGGAAAGACTGAAGACGAGCAAAAAGCAGCAATTGTAAAGGGGAAATTTAACAACCTCTCAGTTTTAACAGGGAATATTCAACTTCTCATTAATGAAATGGTATCAAAGAAGAATATGAATTCTGTTATTAACGAGATTACCCCAGCACAGATGGCATCTTTAGTTCCAAAGATTCGTCTTTATGTAGTCAAACACAATTCTACTGGCAAGACCGTTCCTTTTGAAGTAGCCTTTCCTGATCATGTAGACCCCTATTCTGTTGATAAGATTCTTCAAGACAGAAAGGGAAGAGTAGAAGGATCAGGTATTAAAGATATTAGTTTTGATTTCTATGGAACTAACATGGCAGAGACAAACAAGATGATTAAATGCAAGATTAAATATTATTTTGCATCAATGCAAGATGTCTTTGAAGTAAGAAAGATGAAAGAAGACTTGGAGCATAGTTTTGCAGATCTGATTATGTATGGTACACAAACTGTTGCGACAAAGAACGCTCTCTTAACACAGTCTGGGACATTCCATCACAGGGTTAGATTGGTTGTTGGATGGAACTTGCCAACAGGACCAATTTTAAAAGAACTGTTTGACGATAGCCCAAAGCTTAAAGAAACATTAAAAAAGTTGAATATGGAAATGTTCCTTGGACTAATCAGTCACAACATTGTATACAAAGAAGATGGAACGGTAGAAATTGATGCAGAGTATCAGGCAGCGATTGAAGGAGCTTTGGTAAGTCAAGATGCTGACGTTCTAAATCTATCAGATGTTGCAATTATGGAAGCACATAAAGATTTCGAAGAGCTTTTTGACATTTTCGAAGCGGCAAAAGAATTGCAAAAACACCTACAACAACAAAAGATAAAGATTGAGAATGTAGTCTTTTCTGGAGAGTCTCTTTCATCTAAGCCATCCTACAACGATACTCCGAATACGACCTCTGTTAGTGTAAGAACTCATAAAGACATTGAAATCAGAAACTTTGCAAAATTAGTTGAAAGAATTCCCATTTCTTTTGGACTTTTGAGAAGGACGGGAAAAAATCTTTATTTTAAATCTATTGATGAAATTTTATCAGCAATTCAAAACGAAATTGACAAGGAAAGAAAAAAATATAAAGGAGAGGTATATTCTGCATTTTTAAGAAGATTGTATTCATCTAACAAGATTTACAAAGCAATTGTAAGTGATCCTGTTGTCCTCGATATCTATAAAAACAAAGATGACGACGATAAGGATGATGAACTAAAAAAGGTATTAAAAATTAATGATAATAATGTCGAGGTTAAGCAGATTGTAACAGGGAAAACGGGAAACGAAGCTCACTTTCTTCTTAATAACAAGATGAAGAATGAAGCAAAAAAAGTAGATGCCAGTAATGTCAAAGAATTTGTAAATAACAGAATGAAAGTTGGAAAAGATGCTGTTGAAATCCCGTTTGTTTATTTTGGAGACTTTCTTGATCTTTGCTTTAGTTCGTATAATCCAAAAGAAAAAAAGGTACGATTTTTCTTGGGAACGTTAAGTTATGAAAATCCAATTGACGGTATTACTAAAAGTGTAAGTTTGGCATATTTGCCAATTAGCCTTGGACTACTTGAGACGTGGTTCTTTGAGTATGTTGTCGCAAGAGAAAAGCAAAAATACTATTTGAAAACACTAATCAGAGATGTCGTTACAACAATGATTAAGCCAATATTGGGCTCTGAATGTGTGTCTGACAAGCCCAATGATAACCTTGTAACTGTAGGATTGGAGCACATTGTAGTTCCTGGACGTAAGCACTATGGAGGATGGGGGCAATATATCCCAACAGATACCAACGAAATTGACATTTCAATGATGAAAATTGCAAAGTTTGATGAAGATGTCTCGGAGAGTAATGATGCAGAAGCCCTTGAACACAGATGGACATACATTGTTCTCTATGTTAACAGTATAGCCTCAGATACTTTGTGGGGAAACGAGAAAGAAGATGAAGACAAAGGAATTCACCACTTCAGATTGGCACAAGATACTGGATTTTTAAAGAAGGTAACGTTCCAAAAAACAACACAACAATATCTTCCAGAGGCCAGAGTGGAATCGGAAGGAACATTAGATGCTCACCAATTAAGGGACAAATATGATGCAGATGTTGTATTGTATGGTTTACCAATCTTTAGACCAGGACAATATATTTATGTAGATCCTACAGTATTGGGGGTTCCTTCTGAACATCTCGATACACTAGGGATTGGCGGATATTACATGGTGATTGATGTTGCAAATAATCTATCAAGAGATAGATATGAAACTACACTAAAAGGAGTTTGGCAAACGGGTGCAGACTTGAAAAGATCCCGTATTCAAGCCCTAACTTCTGAGAATGGTGCTGAAGTGTTAGATAATCCCTAGCTAATGGAGGATACCCAGTTTCAGACCCAGGTCTGGACTAAGATGGGTTGCCAAAATAAAAATGATTTTAACATCAAATACATTAAGAAAAAATAAGAAAGGCAAGATTGAGTTACCAAAGGCAAGTAATGAACTTGTATCTTCAGATCTCTTTAAACAAAGAAAGTATTACAAAGACAACATACTTGTCAGAAATATCAGGACTATTGATCTTTGGGAAGAAAATAAATACTACGGTTTACTTGACAAGGAAGGGAATTCTATTAAATTAAAAGAGGAATATCTTGTCAACATAGATAAGATACAAGTATTAAATTTTGTTGCAGATGCTTTTAAAGAATTCCAATCCAGTATGGAACGAGCATCAAATAACAAAACATTTGACAAGAAAAGTATCTTTACGAACATTACTCCAAAAGTAGGATGGATAGGCTTGGATGCAACATATGAAAATTATTTCACAGGAGTCTTCAAGAAACCACTTTTCGATTCTGTAGATGATAAGAAGATTGTAACGTTTAACGACTATGTAAAGGAATTGTTGAAATCTTTTATGCTTAATGGTAAAATGCTTCCTATCACTCAATCTTTATTTTTGACATCAAACATGTTCTTTCAAAGAACAAATGGTCTCATTATCGAAATTGGAGAAGGGACATACGATGATGACAACGCGAAGTACAATAAATACATTAAAGACAATATGTTCAGCTTTTATAAGAACGAAGCGCAAAGGTTTGGATTTGCAGTTGACAAGAATGTCCCTTGGAGATTGGTAGCACAATTAAATTCTCCAAAGATGCAAAGATATATGGACACATACGAGATTACCCTTGACAATATATTTGAAGTATATTATAATATTGTATATCGAGATGAGTTAACAACACTTCAAAAAATGATTGAAGAATCGTATAAAGACTTCTTAAGAGAGAAGGGAGACTTCATCATTGAAGAGAGAACATGTTGTCAAAGACAAAGAGAAGTTGGAGTTGTATCAAGAAAGTACAATGACGACTATTGGTTTAACACCTATCTTGATATCAAATTCATCGAAGCACAAAATGACTATTCCGATAAAGAAAAGAAAAAAATCAAATCAAAAGCACTCACTCTAAAGAAACACGTTGACATACAAAGATCCTTGTGGTATATTAATACAGAGATTACATAATATCATAAGGAGAAGTTGTGTCCCTTTTTCAAGTATTAGATGACAAAAACTACAACTGTAAGCGTATCTGTGTTGAAGGAACATTCTACGAATTAGAAGAAGTAGATAAGCCAATTATTACAGATACATGGAATTATTACCCATATCTCGAAGACCTACCAATCGAATATGCACAATTATATGCTGAAGGTAAAACACCATCACAAGTATGTCCAGAAGGGTTAAAAGAAGAATTCAAACAAATCAACAATAAATTGAAAGCATACTATAGATCTTTTGCCACTTCAAAGATCAACTTGGATAAGTATTGTTTCTATGATCTTGTGCCGGATAAAGTTGTAAGAGAATATGCAAGAATTAAAGATCTAATATGCAAATATGTATTCGATACCTACGATAAACCAGAAAATTACAATCATATGTTGAAGATTATAAAGATAATCACAGATATTAGGCCATTAAATATTGATAAGAGAATGGCAAAGATGATTAATTATAACAAATGCCCATCAGGAGTGCTTTCTTATAATCCATTTACATCTAAAACTGGCAGATTGGGGATTAATAGTAAATCATTTCCAATTCTTAATATTAAGAAGGAAGATAGAGTTGTAATTGTTCCTCACAATGACATGTTCGTCAATCTTGATTATAATGCAGCAGAATTGCGCGTTTTGTTGGGTCTAAATGGTGAGAAGCAACCAAGCATTGATATTCACGAGCACAATAGGCAAATATTAAAGAAAGATAAGACAAGAACAGAAGTAAAGAAGATGACATTTGCTTGGTTATATGGAAGTGAAAGAGAAGAACACGTTGAAGTGCAAGATTTTGGGTTTGCATACGATAAAAAGAAAATCCTTGACAAATACTATCGCGATGGTATAGTATATACAGACTTTAGAAGAAAGATTAAGGCAGATGACCATCACGCTTTGAGCTATATCATTCAAAGCACAGCATCCGATATGTTTCTTGAGCAAGTATACGAGATTAGAAAGCTACTAAAAGGAAAGAAGAGTTTTGTGTCATTTATGGTACACGATAATGTAGCAATCGACCTACATAGAGAAGACAGATCGCTTGTCCGAGAGATAAAGAGAATATTCGAAGATACGAGATATGGGAAGATACTATCAACCCTTGAGATGGGAAAAAACTTTGGAGAAATGGAGAAAATAAATATATGAAAATCATATCACTAGGGGAAAAGTCGATAGCGTTGGCAAAAAAATTATCACAATATCCAGAATATAATTTAAAAGAGATAATGGAAGTAGGAAATCAAACACCAGAAGAATATGAGACAAGTGCATCTGATTTCAATATGGGGGTATTGTGTAACGACAAGGATGAAGAATTGACATTCATCGTAACAGGAGGATCATACATTTCTGGAATGACCTTGGCATTGATGGAAAAGGTAAAGGAAAAGTCATTAAAGGTATTGTACATTAAGCCAAACATATTAAACATAACAGATGAAGTTGCATTAAAACAAGATAGGGCGACATTCCATATTTTACAAGAGTTTGCTAGATCAGGATTAATAACAGATATGTCAATTATATCTGTAGGACAGTTGGCACACATTTTAGGCAATATGCCCATTATTGGCTACACAAGTAAGATTAATGATGCGATAGCCTACCCTTACCATATGATCAACGTATACACCAACACAGCCCCTCTCATGGGCAATATGAGTCCTGTCTATAAGACGGCAAGGATGTCAACGTTTGGTACATTTGACATTGAAGAAAAGAAAGATCTGTTATATTTTCCTATTGACAATATCAGAGAAAAGAGATATTATTATGCTGTACCTGAGAGCATTTTAAAAGAAGATGGGGAGTTGCTATCAACTATCCAAGACAACATGAAGGAGCAGTCAAATAATGGAAAGATCAAAACAACGTATGGTATATATTCCACAGATTATGAACGTAGTTATTGTTTCGTTCAAGCTTTCAGTTCTCACATTCAGCCTTATTAAGGGACAGGTATTTCAAGGAGCGAGAACAAAAATTAAAAGAAAGGACTTGACTATTTGGGGAACTTAGGGTATAATGTATTATAACAATCAAGGAGGCTGCTATGAAGGCGTATCGTGGAACATTTAAGAAGAAGAATGGGGAAAATAGGGACATGTTCTTTGTTCGTCTTTCTGACATGCCAACGTTGGTAATGGAAGGACTTGTCAAAGGGACTGGCAAGAAGCGAACATTAGGAGAAGGATTGGAATTGGTTTATGATCTTGATGCAGATGGTTTTCGTATTTTCAATTGGAAGGCTGCAATTGGAGATGTCGAAGATTTGGAAATTAGTGAAAGTAGATTTAATTTGACAGAAGGAGAATCCAAGTAATGGAAGTGTATAGAGTAACGATCAACGACAAGGGTACCACTATTTGGTATAACGAAGATGGTGTTTATCACCGCAATGATGGTCCTGCCATCAAAGACGCTGACGGTGCCAAATTTTGGTATCAAAATGGCAAGTGTCATCGCATTGACGGCCCTGCTGCCATTTACACCGATGGCAGGAAAAAATGGTATATTGAAGGTCTAAAATACACAGAAGAAGACTATAACAAAAAATTAAATCCTTCATGTGAAGGACAAACTGTGACAATTGAAGGCGTCACATACAAACTGACAAAGGTATAAAAGGAGGTTCAAGATGGGAGTTAATTTAGGTAAGATGGCAGATCGTGCCAAGAGTTTCAAAGCTGGAGGTTCCGGCGAGGACAAGAAAGATAATCTTTTTGCAAAGGTTACAAAGGAACCACAAGTGTTCCGAATGTTGGAGGTTAATGGCGATGCTTGGGAGACTTATCATCTTCATTATTTGACAAAGAATGGAAAGACAATTGCATCATTCCTTTGTCCTCGAAAGAATTTTGGGGAGGATTGTCCTGTATGCGATTGGGCAACAGAACTGTTCCAGAAGAGCAAGGAAACTGGTGATGAGACAATGAAGCGACAGGCTATTAAGATGTTCGCCAATCAGCGTTGGTATTCTCCAGTACTAGTAAGAGGAAAGGAAGAGGATGGTCCTCGAATTTGGTCATATAGTAAGACAGTTGCGGCAGAACTTACTCGTAAGTTCACAAACCCTGACTATGGAGATCTTACAGACTCAGAGACGGGGACAGACTTGACAGTGTTTCATGCAACGGCAGAAGGAAAGTTGTATCCTGATACTGTCATCGACCCTCGACGAATGCCAAGCAAGTTGGCAGAGACTGCAGAAGAGGTGCAGGGCATTATGTCTTCGATTCCCAATATTATGGAACAAATGCGAAGACTGACAAGAGACGAGATCCAAGAGAAGCTTGACGAGTCTCTTGGGCTAAATGATGCCCCTCCTGTTGAGAAGAATGCTACACAAACTCCAAAAGGAGAAGATCAGCCATCATCAGACCCGGAAGCAGACGAGATTGACCGCAAGTTTGCAGAATTGGATGAAGTATAAGAACACATAAGATTGGATAAATAATGTGGAGGGATAGTATAGTTTAAGCCTATCCCTCCACAAGTGCTATTATTAACAAGAAGGGAGAATAATAAATGGCAAAGAAGAAGAAAGAGGCAGTAAAAGTGTCAACTGCTTTTGACATTCGAAAGATGATCAATAAGAAGGCAGGAATGAATGTTGCCTTCAACCTCGATAAAGACGAAAACCCAACAGAAGTAAAGGGATGGATTCCAACAGGAAGTAAATGGTTAGATAATGTCATTGCATCTGGAAGAGTGGGAGGGATCCCAATTGGCAAGATTGTAGAATTGGCAGGATTAGAATCTGTTGGCAAATCTTACATGGCAGCGCAAATTGCAGCAAACGCTCTTGAACAAGGGATGGATGTGATTTATTTCGATTCAGAATCTGCAATTGATCCCGATTTTCTTGAACAAATTGGATGTGATTTGGAAAAGCTTGTGTATGTTCAAGCAACATCTTGCGAATTTGTTCTTGAAACTATTGAAGATGTATTGGGATCGTCTCCTAATCGAACATTGTTTGTTTTTGATTCTTTAGCACAAACACCAACAAATTCAGATATGACAGGGACTTTCAATCCTGCCGAAGATGTTGCAGTCAAAGCCCGAGTTATGTCTAAAGGATTGCGAAAGCTATTGATTCCAATTGCGAATCACGAATCGACATTGTTAGTTCTTAATCAGTTGAAGATCAACATTGATTCTTCGATTAATATGAAATATGCAACAATTAAAGAAAAATATTTCACACCAGGAGGAAAGTCGTTAACTTATGCCTATTCTTTGAGAATCTGGTTAGAAGGTAGGGCTGCTAAATCTTCATTCGTAGAAGATGATAATGGGTTTAGGATCGGATCGGAAGTAAAAGCTACAATCATTAAGTCAAGATTTGGTACTCAATGGAGACAAGCGATCTTCAAGATCCTTTGGGGTGGAGACAAACTTGCAGTGCAGGATGAAGAATCTTGGTTCGAAGCTATTCGATCATCAGAACATTTTCATCCAGGAGCGTGGAATACTCTTGATTATGCTGACGGAACAAATAGTGGGAAGTGGAGGCAATCAGAGTGGATTGAAAAATTAAAAGAAGAGAAATTCTATAATCGTGTAGTTGAACTTCTTGATGAGGAATTGATTTACAAGTTTGCTCACAAGACGGGGAAGGCGTCAGACTTTTATGATGTCGAAGGCAACAATAATGGTATTCCTATAAAAGATGAATAGAGGAGAATAAAATGTTGGATATCGAAAGAGAAACAGAAGAGTATATCAAGAATTTGGAGAATGCAATTGAAGCATTGTGTTTAAAATTGGATAAGAAACCCAATCCAGTATGGTATGATAGTGCTTTTTGGTGTTCGAGGGAATGTCCGTATGCAACAGTAACCTCAAGAAGTGATGAGTGGAAGATTGTGTGTGGTGTTGACAATGAAACAAAACACCAAGAAGATAGTAACTGTTACTACGGTTCTTTTGACGATGAGTAATGATGAGTTTATTCCTCCATGTAAATTAATTAACGTATCTCCAAGAGTTTGGTGGTATGGCAAATTGTATGAAGAGGATGGTCAACATTTTAAAATCTGTCCAATTTGTTCTTGCAATTCTATTACGGATAAGGTAAAATGGTATACAAGATGGAGAAGGAAGAGACAGGGTATTGAAAACATTGAAGAACTAAGATGTTCAAAATGTAAAACGAGATTCCTTGTCATCTCAAACACATGTAATAGTAAAGGAACTTGGATTTGGTGCAGATATGGAACTTAAATTTGGTACAATTTATTACTATAAAGAGTATAAACGATACGAAATGATACTTGAAATTCGAAAGACTCATTATCTTGTAATGGCTCTGAACGGGACAGAAGGAGGAAGAACATTCACAGAAGACTTAGCTTGGTATAAGCACGACCGCATTGTGCCGTTATTAGTCCATATTATAGGATAAAATGAATATGAAAGTAGGTGACATTTACCGTTATAATGATGTTGTAGAAATTATAACAAAGATAGATAAGGACGTAAATGACTCGTATTGTGTCGGATTTGTGGCAAAAGGTGGAATCCAAAAGAATAGGTTTATCCTTGAGACTGAGAGTTGGTATGAAGAAAATAAAAATGAAATCACTTGGATTGTAAAGCAATGAATATTAAAGTAGGGGACGTTTACTATTTTCATGAAGGAACACTTAAGAGATGGGAAGTTGTAACAAAGATTATCTCTTCGTCAACAGTGGAAATGACAGTGTTGAATGGAAAATTAAAAGATAAAACATTTACAGAACACAAGTATTGGTTTAAATCGAATGAAAAGTACATTACTTGGGTTGTAAAGCAATGAATCTTCGACAATATAGTATTTGGTATGATGATGATTGTGGAGAATATGCATATCTCGATTCTTATCATGAAGATAGTGCAAGTAGATGGATGAAAGTAGTCTACTTTAGTGACAAAAAGATGATTTCAATAAGTCTTTGGGGATTTAACGAGGCATTTCACCTTGTCTGGGAAGATAAAACTAGACCAATTATCGGATACAGTGGAGAGCACCATGAAGATTAGAAAACACAGTATCTGGTATGATAAAGAATATGAAGAATATGTGACAATTTTGGAAGACAGAACGTACAGAGAGGTGATGTATTCTCGTTTTCTGGTATATTCTTCACTACAATATTTAACATTTACATATGATTTAGAATATATACGAGAAAATTGTATACTCATTTTTGAGAACAGAGAAGAGGAAATTTTATATGACAATTAGAAAGAAAAGAATTATCGTTTGGGATACAACTATGGCATTTTTAAAGTCATATATTGTGGTACCAAATATCAGTTCAACGACAGGACATCCAATTGGGGGAATTGTAGGGACATTGAAGTCGTTACAATTCCTTTGTGACAAGGTTAAGCCAGATATGATAGTAGCTGTCTATGACGGCCCAGGAGGGTCAAAGAAGCGTCGTACTATCATGAAGGAGTACAAGGAGGGTAGAAAACCCATTCGTCGAAATTATGAGACAGAGGGGATGTCAGAGGAAGACCTTAGAGAGAACAAGTATTGGCAGATGGACAGATTTGTAGAGTTTTTATCACACCTTCCAATCCATCAATTTATGTTCCCGGAGACCGAAGCAGATGATGTTATTTCGTACATTTCATCCTTGACAAGTCTGGAAGAATATGGTAAGATTATTGTGTCCTCGGATAAGGATTTCATGCAACTTTGCAATGGTTCAACATTGTTGATGAGACCTACTCAAAATGAACTATTAAATGTAGGGAACATAATTGAGCAGTATAAGGTACATCCAAGGAATATGGCATTGGCCAGGGCAATCATTGGTGATGCATCAGATAATTTACATGGAGTTCGTGGTGTTGGTTTTAAGACTTTGACAAAGAAGGTTCCATTTCTTCATGAAGATCGTGATATCTATATGAGCGATATTTACGATTACTGTTCTGACATGATTGACAAAGAAGAGAGCAAATTAAAGATCTATAACGATATCCTTGAAGGTAAAGACATCATTGAAAGAAACTATAAGATGATGCAGCTATCATCTCCAATGATGACTATTAATGACAAGGACAAAGTAAGACTTACTCTCGAAGAGCAAAAGATGGAACTTCACGAACAAAAGTTTCAAAGGATGATGGGAGAAGATGGATTCATGGACTTGAATCTTGTAGGGTTATTTAAACACATGAGACGAATTGTAAGAGATTCGCAATTGGAGGATTGAGATGGCAAATCGATGGGAAGTGAATGACAATGGAGTAATCACAGTAACAACTTGTAGTAAGTGCCCCTTGAGAGATAGGGTGCAAGATTTTTGTGGAGTAAGCAAGACAGCCATTAATGCGGCAAGATACTTTAAGAATGATATTCCAGAAGAATGTCCTTTGAAGAAGAGGATGTCAATCCAAGTTGTTGTTGGAGATAGAACCTGATGTCTTATGTAATTCTTGAAAGAAAAGATAAAATGGTGGCAAAGTCTGATGATGATAAACCTCCAATTATGACTGAAATCAAGAAGAATGTGATTGTAGAGATTGCAATCTTCAATAAGAAAGAAAAGATCCCAGAACGAGTTTGGGGCAAGGTTACATACAGAAAGGGAGATCAGTTAAAAGTAGCAATTGATGATACCTTATTTCAACCAGATCTGTATGGCCTAAAGGCAGGGGATAAGTTAGATTTGACAAAGAAGCAAGTAATTAACATTTGGAGGAAAAATAATGGCTGATAAGAAACTAAGGGAAGCAAGATATCTTGAAGTTGTGATTGGAGAACATAGTTTTATTGACACAAAGGATCGACAAGAGTATCGTATTCTTGAGATTAAGTTGCCAATGAGAGAAGTTGCTCAGTCTATGGGTAGTCGTGGTGCAGACTATGCCTACGAAGAGCTTGGGGAAAAGATTAAGCAGGAATTTATCAAGGCAATGAGGCTTAAGCTTAGAGAAGAAACTCAGAAACGAAAAGTACGATAAACAAACAAAAGGATAAAATGAACATTACAGACATGCAGACAATGATGAATATGTGTAAGAAGCTTAACATTTGCTTTAAATATACATACGGAGACCGAGGAATTACTATTGACACTGATGATTTTACGCGAGAGGTATCTTTTTACTTTGATGAGGAAGAAAAGTTTGTCAATGCTTATTCTTGTTCGGCAGAGGATGAGGATGAAGTTGAAGGTCTTTGGCCTGGACTTTGGGACGATAGTGATATTGACGACGATGAAGATGAGTACGACGATGACGAGTTTGATGACGAGTCAGAACCTGTTCATGGTGAAGATTTGGAAGTCCGTGAAGGTGGGTTTGTAGTCCGTGTCAAGCTCATTTCTGTTAAAGACAGTGAAAATGATCGTACATTTATCGTTGTTGATGAATTTGCTGACACTACAAATCAGGCCATCACTAATGCCAAGGTTGAATTTCATGAGGTAGCAGATGCAACGTCCTCCATCATGTTGGTTGAAGCCTTTACAAAGAAGGGTTGGGAATGGGCCAAAGACAATACTAATGGATATAACTGGTAAGATCAAATAACTATAACAACAAAAGGAGAAAAAAATGAATGATCTAAAAACGGCTAAGGATATGTTTGACAATTATGGTGCCCCTTCTGGACTATTTCGGAATGGGCCATACGATAAGACTCTTCGTGTGGAGAGCGATGAGGGAGATATTGTTCTTTTTACTTTCGATGATGATGGTGTACTAATTGAACTTAATGTCGAAAAGCAGATTGAAGAAAATGAAATCGAAGAAGATGATGTCAATGAAGATCTTGAACCAGAAGGTAGTTGGTCATACGAACAAGATGCTTCAGGCAGAGATGTCAATGGAGGATTGCATCAAGACGTTATCAACGTTCCTTATGCGCAAGTGACAACTCACAGTGATCCGGTAACACCAAGAGGGTTTGTCTGTCGTGGACGATTCGCAACTGGGGGAGATGATACTTGGGTTTCTTCGAATACTCTATTTGACACCGTGCGTCCAACAAAAGAGCTTGCATATGAATATGCAATTGCAACATTTAAAGTACAGGCAGAAGTAATGCACACTACTCTACTGACCGTAGAGGTCCATACATCATCCGAATGGGAATGGATTAACAAGCATCGGGTATAATCATGACAACTCTCGAAGAGCCAAGCCGTAAGTTCAAATTTGCAAAAGGTGCAGCAAGATTCCCGATTTTGGAAGAATACCCAGACGATTGGGATCGTGATCAGTTATTTCTTTTCATGAAAGAAGAAAAGGCCCCAATTGATGGAAGTCCTTCTGCAAATCTTGACTTGAAACTATTTTACAGTATGGAAGCTCTTCGAGAGTTTATGTCATACAGACAGTATGAAGAGTTCAAAAAGTTTATGATCGCGAAGAGAACAAGTAAGAAGAAATTAGACGAATTTTACAAGAATTAAGGAGACAATAATGCAACTAACACGTAATTTTTCAATGCATGAATTTGATTGCAAAGATGGAACAAAGGTAATCACAGAAGGACGAGACATCAAAGCAGAGATCCGAACATTGGCATTGACCTTACAATTCATTCGAGATGAATGGGGTGGAGGATTGACAGTACTTAGTGGGTTTCGTACCTTAACCTATAATACGAGTGTAGGAGGGGAAACGACAAGTCAGCATGTTCGGGCAAGAGCGGCAGACATTCGTCCTAACGATTGGACAGAGGATACTACCCTCGAAGAGAAGCAAGAAGACTTGAACAGACTGTATGATACGATCAACGTCATGCAGACAAATGGAGACATTTTGAAGGGTGGATTATCTGTCTATCTTGATGAGCATAATCTGTTTGTTCATGTGGATACAAGAGGCAAAGAGGCTCGCTGGTAATTTATGAGCGAGTATAAAGAAGTTAAAGTATTAGATAAGGGATTTGTGCAGCTAATTGACACGATGGGGGATGATCGCTCCATCTGTCAATCTGCACGAGTTTCCTACAGCGGAGGGAAGTTGAAAAACAAATCTTCGGACGAAAAGCTTATTCGATACTTAATGAGAAATTCTCATTGGTCTCCTTTCGAAATGTGTCAAATAAAGTTGCACATGAAGATGCCGATTTTTGTTGCAAGACAATTTTATACTTATCGGGCAAGTTCTCGAAACGAAATCTCTGGGAGATATTCAAAATTGGAAAGCAACTTTTTCATTCCCGAAGAGAGTCGTATTTTTGGGCAAGGAGTTTTAAATAAACAAGGTAGCGAGAAACCCCTTGAGGAAGAAATTCAAAAGCAAAGTGTTGAATTAATACAAAAAAGCGTTAACGATTCGGCAAAAGCGTACGAAGCTTTATTGGAAAGCGGAGTTTCAAGAGAGATTTCGAGAGTGGTACTCCCGACCTCTATTTATACAGAATTCTATTGGAGCATGAATCTTCGTAATATATTCAATTTTTTGAGTCAAAGACTTGACGAACATGCCCAAATTGAAATTCGAGAGTATGCAAAAGTAATTTACGAAATTGTTAAAGAATGGGTTCCAATTGCTTTGAGTGCGTTTGAAGATTATAATCTAAATGCAACTACTTTCTCTGCACAAGAAATTGAGATTTTGAGAAGCGTGTTACAGTCACACATCATGGCAGAAACATTCAGTTCTGCCATCAATAAAGAAAATAACTTAAAAGGTTCTGAAAAAGTTGAATTTTTGAAAAAAATAAACAAAATGGTGTAAAGATTCCCATCTTCGTTACTACTTAATGGTATAAGGGAGGAAGAGAAAATGGAATATTATGTTTATTTATTGATCGACCCAAGAGACGAAACTGTATTTTACGTTGGGAAGGGAAGCGGAAATAGAATGAGGCACCATATCAATGCTGTGAAGAGAGGACAGTACCCAAACGGGACAAATGCTAAACTATATTCAAAAATTAAGAAAATATTAAATGAAGGATATGAGGATGTTGAATATAAAAAGGAGTTTGAATGTTTGGATGAACAGACCGTGTATGACAGAGAAAAGGAAGAGATTGAAAAATATGGGTTAGGGAATTTGTGTAACCTCGAAGGTGGTGGAGGAAAAGCATATGAAGTTTCTAAAGAAACAAGAGAGAAATTAAGTCAAGCAACCAAAAATTACTACAAAAATCATCCAAATGAAAAGAGAAATCGAGATCCCCTCAAAGAGGATGAATGCAGGAAAAAAATTAGTGAATCATTAAAGAAGCATTACAAAGAACATCCAGAAGCAATCGAAAATCTTAGGAAGAAAGCAACAGGTAGACGACACAGCGAAGAGACGAAAGAAAAGATTTCAAAAAACTCAAGAAGGCCAGAAAATATAAAGATTTCTAGTGAAAATTTGAAAAAAGCTCGGGCAACTCCACAGACAAAGGAGCAAAGGGAACGAGCAACAGAGACGAAGAGAAATAACGGAAAACCCTGGCATTCGGAAGCGACTCTCGAAAAACTTAGAAAGCCCAGAAGCGAAGAGTTTAGAGAAAGTTGTCGAGGGAAAAACAATCACTTTTTTGGAAAAAAACATACAAAAGAAACTACAGACAAAGCATCAGAAAAATTAAAGTTAGTTTATTATGTTCTAGATCCTTTGGGGAATTTGTATACGATTATAGGGACAAAAGGAATGAGAGATTTTTTTTACGGAGATGATGGAATAAACAAGAACGTAAAGAGTTGGAAAGATAAAGTTAATTTACAAGAGATAAAAAGAGTTGGAAATTATAAGGGTTGGGTAATTGAAAAAAAGATAAGCCTTTATGAACACAACTTGTTAACAAAAGGACAATATGACACATTTTGAGCAATTTATCGATATGCTAGAATGGGCAGAAATTAAATATACAACAACTACAAGATATGATTCTGTTTATGTTGTGTTTACAAAGGCAGATGCAGAGGCGTGTTTTACATTTGATGGTGATGGTAATTTAAATTATGTAGATACAGAATCATTAGTAGAAGACTAACATTAATAAGGAAAAACATATATGACAAATAATGAAACATTTTCAAGATTTGGGAAGGGCTTTCAAGAGAATGTAGTACACTTGCTGTTACTTGACAGGGCCTTTGCGGATCAATTTGGGGAGTTGTTAGAGTATAGTTTTTTTGAGTATGAATATCTAAGAACATTTATTCATCTCATTTTTGACTATCGACATAAATACAAGACTCACCCAACATATAAAATTATTGAAGTTCTATTGAGAACAGAGTTGGATAAAGAAATTGAACTTGTTCAAGAACAGGTTAGGGGATTCTATGCCAAAATTAAGTTATCTGTAGAGATTGAGGGGGCAGAATATACAAAAGAGAAAGCTATTGACTTTGCCAAGGGGCAGAAGTTAAAGGCAGCTATTTTACAATCTGTTCCGTTGATTGAAGAGGCCAATGAGGCATCGTATGATAAGATTAAGAAGATTGTTAATGATGCTCTAAAGTTAGGTGTCGATAACAATCTGGGTCAAGATCTCATCATCGATTTCGAGAAGAGATACGAAGATAAGATGAGAAAAGAGATCCCTACTGGTTGGGAAGAAGTTGACAAGATTACTCAAGGTGGCCTTGGTAAGGGCGAAATGGGAGTGGTAATTTCGACCAGTGGGGGCGGAAAATGTCAATTTTACGATACAAATGTTGACATTAAATGGAACAATACCAACAAGTTAGAAACAATCCAAATTGGTGAATTATTCAAAAAACTTGATATCAAAATTGAAGAAGATAATACAATTAAGAATGACTTTGTCGATATTAGTGTAAGAACTCTCAATGGATATCGAAAGATTGAAGCGTTTTATAATTCTCCAAAATTAGCAAGTAGAGAGATCTTTCTTGAAAATGGTATGAGTTTGAGAGGATCGTATGAACATCGAGTAATGTGTAAACTTAAAATTAACTTAAGAAAAGGTTTAGTTGCAAAAGATCAAGGAGGATATGTTCACGTCCGAGCGGAAGATTTGACAATGGAAGATATCGCTTGTTCAGAAACTTTGACTACATATAATTACGTTCATATGAAGAATTTAAGTGTCGGGAGTCTTGTTGAAACAATTTCTGGCCTTTCGAGAATAAAAGAAATAAAAGATCACGAAGAAGAACACATCCTGTACGACTTTCAGGTAGAAGAAGTACATTGCTTATATACTAATGGCATTTTAAGTCATAACTCAATGGCGATGGTTCACTTGGCCGCAACAGCACTTCAAGATGGGAAGAATGTAATTTATTATACATTAGAATTGTCAGAGGAAGTTGTCGATTTGAGATTCGACAGTTTTTTTTCAGGAGTTCCTCTTAACGATTTGAAGACATTTAAGGATCTTGTATTTGAGGAGGTAAAAAAGAAATATAAGGGAAAGTTGCTGACAAAATATTACCCTCCAATGAGTGCAACTCTTAATACTTTACGTAATCATCTTGAAAAGGTTAAGCAAAGAGGAGTTAAAATTGATTTAATTATTGTAGATTATGCAGATCGAATCAAGCCAATGGGGAATAGAAATGGTGGAGAGAAAAGACACGAACTAGAAGAGATTTATGAAGAGTTGCGAGGTATTGCAGGGGAGAACGAGTGTACTCTTTATACCTGTTCACAGACAAATCGTGGAGGATTAAATGCCGAAGTCATTACAATGGACAGTATTAGCGAGGCATATAACAAGTGTTTCCCTGCCGACTTGATTGTCACTATTTCAAGAACTATTGAAGACAGAGCATCAAATAGTGGGAAGATGTTCATTGCAAAGAACAGATTTGGTGTTGATTCGATTGTCTACGATATGGAAATTGATACATCTCTTGTCAAATTGAAGGTTCTTGATAAGATTGATAAGTCAATTAAAGACATCAACAAGAAGAGCGAAGAAGAAGAAAAAGTAGCTTTGCTAGAGAAGTATAGAAAATTCAAAGAAGGAAGAGCAAAGAATGGCAGTTAATTTCAAAGTAGGTGATATTGTCAAATTTGAAAAGATATTGGATGCATATGAAAAAGTTGTAAGTGATATGTCTCGTCAACTTGCAGAAGAAATTGATAAGATGATTCTTGAAGATTTGCTTAGAATGTCTGGAGTAGACGAAACATTCTTAAATGACGAAAAGTTTACTACAGTAGAAGAAAAAGAGGAGACCCCTGACAACGTAGTCAAACAATATCAATATGGGATTATTGTAAAGATAAAGGAAGAATGGTATTGTGAAGTTAGAGTATTTGGTGAAAAGAAAATTGAGAATATTAGATTTGATGAATTAACAAAAGCCAAGTGGATAAATTCTCCTTGACCTTTTGTTATAAATATATTATAATGTATGTATGGAAAACAAATATCTATTAAAGACTGGAGATTTTATTGTCATAAGTGGGTATGATCAGTATGAAGATGAAAACCCACATTTGCAATACGGAATTGTGGTAGATAGGGAATGCGATCTTTTGAGAGTTAGGATTCTCGGGGAAAGTCGAGTGAAGAATATATATCTTGCGTTTCACAATTTTGAATATTGGAACATCTTGGAGGATAAGGATGATTGACAAACCAAAGATCGGAGATTTTATTGTTGCAGAATACAATTCTTTAAAATGGTATGGAATTATCACAGAGATAAGTAATACCAATGATTGGCATCATGTAAATTATTGTTGTAAACGTATTGGGAGTAAGAAAATATATAATTTGGGATGTAGAGAAAGTCTTTCATATTGGAACATCTTGGAGGACAAATGAGATCACTGTATAATGTAGGAGATTTTGTTAAGAGAGTTTCAACTTCGTCCTATTGGTCTTGGCACGGAGTCATAGTTGAGAAATATAGCTCAGAGTATTATGGGACTACTTACAAAGTAAGACAGCTCTTCCCATCAAATACAGAGATAGTTGTTTCAGACACTTATAATATGACGATTTGGTTTGACACAAAAGGAGAGCAAAATGATTAAAAGAGAATTAGAAGAAGCAATTAAACATATTGCAAATTATATTGAGAGTGAAGATTTGATATGGGACGAACAAGAGTTAGAAAATCTTACAAAATATAGAATCGAGATCGAAACATTTGAAGAGAAGAAGTATGTAGTAATGGTAACATACCTAAACGATCAGTTATCAAGTTTAACAATCTCTGACAACAGAGGGGAAAGGATTATTCATCAACCCACGTTTACCTTGGATGATGGGAACTTTATTCAAGACAGATTTGAAATTAAGACCAGAAATAAAAGACACCTTGCCTTTCTGGCATTCAATGATGAAATGAAAGAATTGGCAAAATTATCATGAATAGGGGCGATTTTGTTATTGCTTACAGCGAATCTGTCGGATACGCTAAACAGTTTTATGGAATAAACACTACAGAACAAAATGGGGCTTTACGCCATCAAGTGATGTACTGTAGAGTGTGGGACTTAAAAGGCAGAATCCACAGATATATTCTACGTAAAGAAGTTAAGGTTTTGATTAAATATGAAAAGGGAGAAAATATATGAATCAAGAAGAAGTATATAATAAAACATTAGAGTATTATGAAGGAGATATTTTAGCGACAGAATCATGGATTAATAAATATGCATTAAGGGATAATGATAGCAACCTTGTAGAATCAACTCCTGACAACATGCACCGAAGACTTGCCAAAGAGTTTGCGAGAATTGAACAGAATTATTCAAATCCTTTGACAGAAGAAGAGATCTATAGTTACTTTAAGGATTTCAATTCAATTGTTCCTCAAGGTTCTCCAATGTATGGAATTGGGAACAATACGAGTTTGATGAGTTTGTCAAACTGTGTGGTTGTTGCTCCTCCAAAAGATAGTGTATCTGGGATCATCAATACTTCGAGAGACTTGGCAAACCTATACAAGAACAGATGTGGCGTTGGAACAGACATTTCAACATTAAGGCCAGAAGGAGAGAGGGTAAATAACTCGGCAGGAACTACAACTGGTGCTTGGAGTTTTGCAGATTTCTATTCGTATGTAACAAACATGATTGGGCAGAATGGTAGACGATCAGCGTTGATGCTTACAATGGATGTTTCTCACCCAGATATTGAGAAGTTCATCACAATGAAGACAGATCTGTCAAAAGTGACAGGTGCCAATATTACTGTTAAACTATCAGACAAATTCATGAATGCCGTTTTTGCAGACAAAATGTTTGATCTTGTATTCGATGGTAAAGTTTATAAGACAGTTAATGCCAGGAGTTTGTTTAAGTTAATTGGAGAGACTGCGACAACAACAGGCGAACCTGGAGTTTCATTTTGGGATCGTATTCTTGAAGATAATCCTCTACAATGCTATAAGGATGATGGATTTAATCATGTTGGTTTAAATCCATGTGGAGAATTATCCTTATCTCCTGACGATAGTTGTCGCTTAATTGCTATCAATCTTGTTAACTTTGTTCTTAATGCCTTTAGTGTCAAAGATGCAGTATTCGACATGACATCGTTCGAAAGAACTATCAGAGTTGCAACAAGACTGTCAGATGATCTTATCGACCTTGAGGTAGAAAAGCTTAACAAGATCATCAATCATGCAAGTGAACAAGATGTAAAAGATGTCTTTATTCGCTTACGAGATACGGCACTGAAAGGTAGAAGAACAGGACTGGGTGTCTTTGGTTTGGCAGACATGCTTGCTAAACTGACTCTCAAATATGATAGTCAAGAAGCCATTGATTTCGTAGAACATATGATGAACAGCTTCAAAAACACTGCCTATAGTGAAAGTACGAGACTTGCTAAAGAAAGAGGACCATTCCCAATTTGGAATTGGGAGAAGGAGAAGAACAATAAATTCATTAATAGCCTTGACAACGACGTTATTGAAGAGATTAAGACGTATGGCAGGAGAAGTGGGGCTTCACTCACATGTGCCCCAAATGGCACCTCTGCCATCGTCTCAAGGGTATCTTCTGGTATTGAGCCAATGTTTAGATTCTCTTATACGAGAAGACGTAAACTAAACGAAAATGAAAAAGATATTAGAGCAGACTTTGTTGATGATAGTGGTATTCGTTGGAAGGAGCATAAATACGTGCATCCTCTGATCGAAAAGTATATGAGAGATTTCGGCATCAAGGAAGAGAAAGATCTCCCAGAGTTCTTTACAACTTCAGATAAGATTGATTATACTCAAAGAATCAAGATGCAAGAGGCATTACAGAAGGGAATTGATCATCAAATTTCAAGTACGATCAATCTTCCAAAAGGAACCAAATCAGATGTTGTGTGTGACATCTATGAGAAGGCTTATGAGCACAACCTAAAGGGATTGACAGTATATGTTGATGGTTCAAGAGCAAACGTTCTTGTTGATAACACAACAGCAAGTGATGTAAACCAAGATAGATTTTCTCCCGACAGGCCAAAGGAGTTGCCGTGTAATATCTTTCAAACTGTCGTGTCTGGTAAGCCTTATATCTTCTTTGTTGGGTTATATGATGGAAAGCCATTCGAGTTGTTTGGCGGAGAGCAGAAAAAAATTAGGTTGCCAAAGCGTTATGAATCTGGTACAATTATAAAGCATGAGAGGAAGACGGTAAGGAACAAGTATGATCTTGTTTTGACAGAAAAGAATTGTAAAGAGAATGGTACTGACTGTGATGAGATGGTTATTTCAGACATCGTTAATCAGTTCGACAATGGGATTAATTTAGCTTTTGCGAGGATCATTTCGACGAGTTTGAGACACAAAGTACCAGTGAAGTTTATTGTTGAGCAGTTACAGAAGGAAACTGGCAACATGGATAATGATGGCTTGCACTCTTTTAATAAGGGTGCAGCAAGGGCATTAAAGCCTTATATTCTTGACAACGAGGGAGCAAATGGAGTCTGTGAAGAGTGTGGATCAACCAATCTCAGATATGAGGGAGGATGCATTATTTGTGAATGCGGAAGCAGTAAATGTGGGTGATCTCTTTATTGAGAAAAATTTAAACATATATGCTGTTTTGATTGGAGAGGATGAATTAAGCTATGAATTCAAAGAGTATTATGGAAATGGGAAGACTGACATCTTCTTTGTTGGAAAGCGAAATGTTTTTCATTATTATAAAAAAATCGTATAGTTGGTAACTAATGGATACAGTAAATGTTGGAGATATCTTGAGAGAAAATGAAACAGGGAGAATTGCAGTAGTTGTTGGTGTTATTTATGAAAGACAGAAAAAGTACCTCATTGAAGAACACCGTTCATCTTATGGCATTTTTAAATTTCAATTTGTACAAGATGATGTTTGGTATTTTTATGATAGGATTGTAGAATACAAAGTTGGCAATTGATGATTGACAAAACCAAGGTAAGAGTGGGTTCGATCTTGAGAGAAAAGACAAGTGGAAGAATTGCTTTCGTTTATAAAATGGAATCTTGTACTTATTCGAAAATTGCTCATGTAAAAGAACTCTCTGCTCTTGGGAAACCTAATTGGTCCTTTTTTATAGACAATTTACAATATTACTATTCACCAATTATGTATTGAGGGCAATGTGGAAGGTAAATACAAAATAGGGGACATCTTTCGAGAAAGAGAAAGTGAAAACATTGCCATAATTGTAGGTCGAGTTCTTGAGTGGGATGAATATTGGGTTGACGAGTATCGTAAAGATGGGGGCATAAGTGAACTTTTATTTACAGAATATGGGATAGAAAAATATTATTACAAGATAGAGATCGAAGATGTTTAATGATGGAATAAAAATGCACACATTACTAAAAGATAAGATGAATCGCAATCATTTGGCAATCATTATTAATGATAATGCTTCTTTTTCTGGGTATTATAGAGTATTAGGATATGATATTACAGTAAAGCGATGGATACAGTATAGTCTGCATTGGCAAGCGATTAACAATTATTACGAGGCTTGGTAGTATGAAAAATAAATATAAAGTAGGGGATGTTTTACTCGATCCTGAAAGAAAGAATTTTGCTGTAGTTTTATCTGTAGTTAGACTTTCGGGTGGAGGATTTGCAGCCAAGATTAAAGAGTACAATCGTAGTATAAAACGGATAGAATTCTAAGAATTCTTTACCTTGACGTTTGCATATCTTGTTGGTCACTTTTCAAAAGTGGATATTAATTATTAAGATGGATACTAACAAACTAAGAGTAGGATCGATCTTGCGTGAAGATATTTCTAAATGCAATTGTGTTATAGTGAAAATTGACTTTTCAAAAAAGGATCAAGATGTCGATCTTGTCCGTATTAAAGAATCTGAGGAAGCTACAAGAGAATTCTGGAATTTCACCAGAATAAGAGTAGAAAATTATTACACTATCCTTATTTATTAAGGATAAAAACAAAAAGGGGATCAAAATGGCGAGAGTAACTAGCATGAAGACATTCTATTTAACAGAGGAAGAGATGAAAACAATTGTTGTCGAACACCTAAAACATACGGTGTTGAGAAGGGATACCAAAACGTTAAGTCATCTATACGACAATTGGGAAACAATTAATATGGAATGGGTAGATGGAGAGTTTGCAATTTCAGTAGATGGAGAAATGGAGGCATAAAATGAAAAAAGAAGCAAAGACACTAACTTACAACAAAGAGAAGACCGAAGAGTTTGCAAAGCGATTATTCGCGATTCGTAGAGAAAAGAAGATTCTACAAGAGGATGAGAAGGAACTAAAGGCAGAGTTTAAAGAACACGTTCCGGTAAAGCTCGTAAACAAGATTATCAGAGTAGTTAAGCTGAAGATTGATATGCAGTATGAGGCAGCATCAGAAGAAACTATTGAAGAGATTGAGGATATCATTGCGGATAGTATTGGCGCAATTATTGAATAAATAAGGAGAAATTATGATTAACAATAAGTTGTGGCCTGCTGGAAAATATGTCCTACTGGAGCCATACAAAGAAACTGGAGATATCGAAAGAGAAGCTGATCTTATTTATCTTCCAAAAGATCCAGATAAAGAAGAAGAAAGATATCAAACATTTGTCATTGACAGTTCTGGAGATAAGTGTGATAATGTTGTGTCTGGCGATAATGGCAAGATTGCAATTATTGACGTTTCAGGATTAGAACAGATGACGATATTTGGGGAAACTATTCATTTTTGTTTGGAAGGGTCTGTTGTGGCGATGTTCGATCATGACGCGGCAGAAGAAGAGTAATGTTACCTTCTGTTTGTATTGGCTCAACTATGGGAGTGTTGATGCATTCTGTATTAACTGACATTCCTTTGATTTACACAAATGATAAGCCATTCACATTTCTCGACAGAATGCCTCCTCAATATTCAGAATTACTTGAGGAACATTTAGGAATTCCTTTTAAAAACGGAATACTCAGAACTCCACAAGGAGATGAAATTGTTGGTCCTCTTGAAGAAGATGCTGAAGAAGATTTATTATTAAAACTTAGTTTAAATGGTGCCAACCTTTCAGGAACAGGAGTTGAAATCGTTTTCGTAAATGGAACAAATAATGTCATAAAAGTTAATTACAAAAACAAGACAAGAACCACATTTTCCCCAAATAGAATGTTTATTTATGATGACTACAAGGTTCATGGATTAACAAATCGGATCATCAGGATACAAGATCAGAAAAATAATGACGAAGTGGTGGATACATTTGAAGTCAGAACTTCATATGACTTGTTGAAGGAAGGCAAGTTTGACAGGTTCAACATCCAAGGGGATGTTGAGACAAAAGCGTACGTTTTTGACAATAATATTGTCAAAGTGTATGGGGCATATAAAGATATTGAAGATTTCCCAATGCACTTCATTTCAAGAAGATT